GGTTAAGAAAAAGGCCGATACCTACGTGGAGATCACCTTCACAGCTTTAGAGTAACCAGGCGGCTATGAGAACTTAATGTATCCGTCTGGAGTCCATCGTTCCCATTGACCATCACAGACTCGGCGCCTTGTTAGTTTTCTGCCCCCACATAAATGGGTGCATCCTGTCTCTCGCGTCCACGGACCAAGCTCGTCTTTGCTGCCTCCCATATACCATCGGGCATGGCCCTCATCGATCAGTGCCTGATTGAGGTTGCGGTCCTCTATCCATAGTGTGCCCAATATCCGTCCGAATTTTCCCGTACCAGCCTTAGTGGTTTCGAGAGTAATCCATTTGGCGCCACGTTTACTCACTGGGGCTTGTGAAAGTAATTCCTTGAGCCTTGCCTTAGATGCCAGCCCAAGCACCTTCTCGCGTTTATTGGCGGTACGTGACTCTGGAGTGTCGAGCCCCATTAGCCTGATACGGTCCGCGTACATGATCTTGAACCCTAGATCAATACTGGCGTCTACGGTATCACCGTCTATAACCCTGGTGACCTTACATCTGTAAGTGCGATTAGCCATTATCGCACTTCTTCGACGACGACCTCACAGATGCCTCCGCGTTGAGCCAGTGTATTAGGAGCTGATAGATTATCCGACCTAACGTCCTGAGAAAAACGCATAGGCGGCATGAGCCGCACATACAAAGTACCTGTGGCGCCGTATGAGAACGCTGGCAGGGTAGCTAGATCCCGTGCCGTCTTTAGGGCACTTATAATCTGCTCGACTGTGGTCTGATTGTTGGCTGCCGTCGCGTCAATATCAATGACGAAACGGAATCCCTCTCGATAGTCCGTTGGTTTGATGAAATCGATCTGCAACTCACGTAGTCCGGGAGTATCGGTGGTTGTGCTGCTATCGCGGTTTAGAGTTATCCTCAAACCAATATTGAATCCCTCTTTGCCCTCGCCACTCGATCCAAAATTCAAGGCTGTCGTACCATTGACGATATTGCCGAGGGACGTGCCCGTGCGCGACGACGAGTTCACACCAAACGAGATGGCGATATACTCTCCGTCCGTGTCGGCACTAAGGGACGAGGCGTTGACGGCAGTCTTTACCCAGGTGCCGTTTGTCGTCGGAAACCCACCGTCAGTGTACGGGAGGTCTATAATGCCGCTCTCTGTACGAACAATCGATACCCCTGACTGCGGGTTTGTCGTGGCGTGATTGATATACGCTGCTACCATCGTAGTCGAACCGGTGCGGATACCCCAATGCAGTCTAGGCGTACCATCGTCGTCGGCAGAGAAATCTAACCACTGACTCTCTCTGTCATCAGACGAATCCTTCCAGATACTGTGCCATCCCTCCCCGTTATGACATAGGACCCTGGCGTGGCGCGATGCCGCGCCACCGCCGATAGTGATGAATAGAAAGTCGTTCACCGACTTCATCCATCGCACAGGACCTAACAGATCAGACGGCACTCCGTCACCGACGTTTAGACCCAAACCAGCCTCAAACCGCCTCTCCGACCCCATAACCTCCATGCGATAGATCGGTGCAGGGCTGTCGTTGTCCACTCCCTGCGCGAACCACAACGCTCCGTTATGCACTGTCATCCGTTTACAGTTCGAGTTATGCGGAGGCATCGGATAGATCATGCGAAACGTCCAGGTAGATGGAGCGGTATCGATCTCGTAGAGGCCCTCACGGGTACCTAAGAGCAATTTATCTTCGTTGTCCGTGCCAACCATCACAGCGAGGCCCTGAGGCCCGTTCCCAGATCCTATATCGATGCTCTCGTCGGTCCAATCGTCTCCTGCGTTGCTGCTTGAAAAGAACGTTATGGTGCCCGCTGACTCATGCCAGACCGCCGCAATAACCTCTCCGCCGATATCGGCCAGCAGACCAGCGTCTATATTTTCGTTCGCCGTTACGTTATTAGTGAGCAGTGCAGCAGTGAGTTGCGTCGAGGCCGCAGACCAACTGGCTCCGTCTGTGGAGCGCATGATCTCGTGATCGTCTTCCTCCGCGTGGAGCGAAATGAGGTGGGTTTTATGAGCTAAAAGATCCAGCCCTACCTTGACGTCCGAGCCCCCTACATCGACGTTCCCGCCACCGCCCCATGTAGTGCTAGATCCCGTGAAGTCGCGGGCTACTATATCTCTGCTACTGTCGTCCTCCCAGATAGCCCAAATATCGCCCTTGAACGCCGCGCTAGCTCTTAGGACCTCTAGCCCGGTAGACGTAGCGGTAGCCTGATTTAACGGTAGGTAGGTGATAGGCCAACGTGTGTCGCAGGTAGCGTCGTAGAAACGCCTGTACTCGGCGTCGCTCCGCGTTTCTTGACTCGTGATGCGGTCTCGGCCAAAACCGCCGGTTAGAGGACCGAACGTGCGGGAGCCGACCTCGGTACGAGCATCCTGATCGGATTGACCCTGAGTATATCTCGGTATGAACGATGGGACAGCATATTCTTCTATGAGCACCTGCTGCCCCATGACGCTCCGAGGACGTAACATGTACTCAACCCCGTTGAGCGATATGTGTCCTTTGCCCATTAGCGTATACCGTCAAATACCAGATATCGTCCGCTGGCGTCCTCCTCGGTATGCCATGTACCGTTAGAATTCTCGGCACTCATGGGCATCATGGATAATCCGGGCTGGCGCAGCATCTGTAATACATTGATACCTGCCTCTCTGGAATCCCTTAGGAATTGATCGCGAGACTCCGGGGACGCAGTACGCCCTGATAACATACGATAGAGTATCTCTTTTGCCTTTTCCACTATCAGGTTGACACGCTCTCCGTCAACCTCCGTGGTGGCAGTATCACTACTAGGCCGGGTCAGTAAATCCATCCCCTCAAGGCGTAAGATCCGACCTGCTGTGGGTATGTTGGCCTTGCCGATAGAATAGTATGGCCCCTCAGGATGGGTCTCACTGTCTTGCTGCCGAACGTAGTACGGACCACGCTGTAAGGTCGTAGGAATCGTATACTTATAGATCGCACCAACATCCAAATATGACCTATCGAAGTATCCTACCTCTCCTCCCGCTGCCACCTCGCATATGGCCTTCACCTGTGTGGCAGAGGACGGCACCGTAGCCGTAGCTCCTAGCAGCTCCCACTGATCGCTTCCACTGTGATAAGCACTGTTTTTGAAATTGGTGCCGTCCCAATCTAAACGAACCCTAACAACGTCCGCAGCAGTAGCATAGACCCAGCATTTGAACGATGCCTGCTTATTAGTAATCTCATTTATGTTGATTGTCGGCGCCTGAGTTAGTTGCCCTACAGCACCGCCCCCGGACGTAACCTTTGCTGCCTGGCTGCCATGTATGACAATACTCGTCTCTGCGGCCAACGTGGGACTCCCTACGCTAGTCCAGGAGGTGAACGCACCTCCTGAGAATGTCTCGAAGTCCGAGTTAGCCAGACGGTCATCGACAAATAGGGTCTCGTCCCTGATAGGCAGATATAGATACGGGAATAACTCCTCGATGGCCCTAAGGATGGCGTTGTCCTTATCGACTGGGCTCACTCTAGGATGCCACTCGTAGGTGTGCGTGTTGGCAACGGTGCCAGAGAAATTTCTCGTGGGGGCTATCGTGGTTGAGGACGCCGTGTAACCGCTACTACCCTTAATCCTCCGAAGGTCCCCGCTAGCAGCGCCAGACGTCATCTTAACCCAGCCCTGTATACCGTCGTTGCTTTCCGTATAATCTGCCAGAGCTGTATCAACCAACGTCGAGGTACTGCCGCCAGTGGCCGTCAGGGAATAGTAGTCCCCGATAGCCTCACTCAACCTCTGCCGCATGGTGCTCAGAGTAGTTGTAGCCATACTATATTAGGAAACACTCCCCGAAGGCAGGGAACCCGCGCTCTGAGCCTGTGTGTATAGCGTGGACAATAGGGACGCAGTGTTCACCGCGGAGAAAGCCAAGGAAAACTGTTCTGGATGCGTCCAATCAGCGTCCGCTGTGAGCTTGGTTCGGTAACGTACCGAGATACGCTCCCTTACGAAATCGATTGAACACTCCGTGATTTCGTAAATGTCCGCTCGAATCTGGCTGACGGTCTGCGTAGATCCCGCTGTAAGTGGCATCTTTACTCCTATCCTGCTCCTATGACAAGGAGGGAAATAGTGAGAGCCCCTCCTGCTCGGTTTTCAAATTCTATTACACCATCCCTGATCGATACGGTAACCTGTCCGTCGGTCCCTGTGCTACCGCTAACGTCAGAGGTGCTCACAGCTATTGTGAATGCCCCTCCCTGGCTCAGGATCGTGGCTGCGGGGGAGCTGGCGGCCCGTCCGCCGATCAGGGCAGTCGCTACAGACGCCCCTGTGCGGCACGTAACCAACATGAACAACCCTTCGATGGTGGCAGTGAGGAACGTGCAGGCCGTATCGTCCGCTAACCCAGCGTTAAAGCCGCCCCACATTTTAGCGGGAGCTGTATTCCAGTTCGTTCCGCCAACGTTTTTGAGGTGCATCAGTTCTTCGTCGGCGGACGCAGGGAATATGTTGATCCCGTGGGTCAGGGAGAACCTGTCCTCAGATTCGTCCCAAAACATACGAGGTGTACCATCCACCTGCACAGTCAACAAGTCCGTGTCGGCGTCACTGCCGGGTGTGAAATCTATCCCGACAACACCATCCAGATCAATGCCAACATTTGCAGTGAATCTATCGTCCGAATCGTCCCAGAATATCTTTGGCGTTCCAGTTACACCAACCGTCAGTAGGTCAGCATCGGCATCGCCCGTAGGATCTACGTCAATGCCATCTTCATCGACGGTAATTGCGGTCAGCTTAGTAGTAGCGCCGAGGGCTACTCCATCTATATTAGGAGGGTGTATAAACGGCATTATCTACCCCCTGAACCATAAATTCAAAATTAAGCCGGTTGAGGGATCTCCGCTCCCTGTGGCCGACGTTGTACAGGCATATGTCAATGCCGTATCAAACTCTATCCCATCGGTAAAATCCTTGTCCATTGCACCGTCGTTACTACCTGAACCTGCTGGTACCAGTAACGACAACTTTGGGGTAGTCGAGCCAACTGTAACGCCGCTGGTCGATGCGTTGAACAACTGGAGATAGGCATCAGCAGTATTAGTGTTAGATACCTCTATGCCAAAAAGGCGAGTACCAGTCGTTCGCGCTGCCTGGGCACTATTGTCCCCGTCACTATCGAAATGAGTGTCATATCCCGATCCGGCCATTAGATCACCTCCGCGGGCGCTTGGCCGCCCTGGCACGAGCCATCTTGTCCTTATCAGATTGTATCTTCTCAGAGCTGCGCTCTGGAGCTGCCGGTACGGGAACAGAACGTAGTGTCGCTGCCTCGAAAAGATGCCTCTGGAATGCCCTGTCCTCTTCACGCTCAAGGGCCTCTCTCTCAGACTCTATCGCAGCCCACTCCTCTGAATGTCGATGGGACATATGCACCTGGAGCTGATACGCGGAAGCGAGATTTGACTTCACGCAATGGGCAAGCCCTAGTTCGTCAAAATACTCACGCTCTGGATCGTCGGCATGTAACCGACACTTGATCCGTCCCATTTTAGGTGTGATGGGATTACCATTATCGTCAACAGGTCTTCGAGTGCTGAATACGCGAGTGCCGTCAGAGCGCAACTTACTGAGCTGCGTCGGTAGCATATTGCGATTAGTAGTGCTACGGTCCCCTGTTATAGTGTCGTAGATATAGTAATAACCAGCACTAGAGACTTGAGTAACGCCCATAGGCGCTGGCAATCCTTCGTCCCCACGATGAACGATATCTTTTTCACGGGTCTCGCCCGGCTCTGGCGCAGTCTCAGCGCCCTCTAGCAGAGACTCTAGGTATCCCTCGGTAGAGGTTTCGGTAGTCATGTTGGCTCCCTTGCTTCATCTCCATTGCGTCCCAATATCCCTGGACCAAATCTAGGCTAGGCGCTTGTATCACAAATGGGTTGTTCCTCATATCCTCCGCAAACGCCTTGAGTCGCCCAACAGTTTCAATAATATTGCACGGCCATCCGTTGGGATCATCATATCCCGGTATTCTGAACTGGTTGCTATTAGGGAAATTAGTTCTAGGACCTAAGTCCTCTCGATACTCAGCAAGAGTATCGTTTCGTACCACGATGATGATCTGATATCGGTGCCAGCCGTGATTCCCAGGAGATTGCTGATCTAACTCCGACAGGTTGTAACATCCTTCGTTAGGATCTACCGTATCAACCTTTAGAACTATTCTAGTCCTGTCGAGTACCATCTAGCCACTCCTACTTATTGGTTCCCGTATAGTGCTCCTGCTCTCGGCCACTGATCCTGGCTGACTGGTGTCAGGGGTACTCCAGTATCCTTAGGAGTATCAGATTGTTCACGCATTTTTGCGATCTCTGCGTTAAGCGCAGCGATCTGCTCCTCCATCACCTTCATAGTGATGGCTTGCTCACCGTACATCTCTACAAGCTGCTTGATATTTAGTTTCATATTTATTCTATCCAGGGGACCCCCAGTTATCCTAAAGGCCCCCTGGATAAAGCTCTAGACAGTCCAATCACGATTGGCGGTAACAGAGACATAATCCAGCCATGCGTACTCAATAGCAGCACTTCTGGCCTCTATCATAGCCAATAGGCCTACATCGGTACCTGTAGCGAGTGCGCCCGCCTTAGTCTGCTTCAGCACACCGTCAATATACCAACGTGCCGTACCGTTAGGATCAACCTCCAGACGTAGTATCTGGAATTCACCAGCTACCGCATCGTCATCGGCATCAATGCTGGCAATAGTAGTCTCACCGCTTGTGGTACCACCGTTATAGGCCATAATCCAGTCTTCGTCGTCGGTGGCTTCTGAATCTAATAGGAACCCACAAAGATCCGATGCCGAGAGGGTTAGGCTCGCACCTGACGCAACAAGTTGATTGCCTTCAAGAATAGTCGTGTCACTGTTCACATCGGTGAACCCGAACCAGAAGGCTTTTGTATCTAAATCAGGAAACTGGACCCGACACTCGGCAACGAGCGTACCCATTTTGCCTGCATCGAATACCAGCCCTGTCGTGACACCACAGCTATGGGCGTCCTCGTTGGTTGTGGTCAATACGCCGACACCGTTCAAGCCATTCGACTCCAAAACGGTAATACCTGAGTCAGTCTCAGCAATGCCCTGTCCTACGACCCGGAATCCTGAACTCCCAAAAGCCCTAGTTACTCCCGTGTTCGATACTATATCCTCACCTGATAGGAAGTCCTCGAATAGCTCTATTCGACCTCTTCCACTCTGAACTGTTGCCATTACGACCTCTCCTTATTCTGAAGCTGTAGCTCCAGCCTTCTTACCCGCGCCCTGTAGGGAGCGATTACCTGGCTTATATTGTCCGTCTTGCGGGGGATAGCTGCCAAGTTACAAAGTCTATCGTCCCACATATTGCCGTTGAGGTTATGCACGATCCACCCCTTAGGGATTGGACCGTGCGCCTCAGACCATGCCGTTCTACGTGAGTTCATATTTAACTGGTAGGAGCAGTTGCATCACTGTACAACTCGTACAACCATGATCCCGCCGCACGTTCGCCGTATGCGTACTCGTCGTACAAGAACACACTGTCAGCGCCACCACCGATATGAGGCTCTCTACGTGTCTCAGTACGAGGCATTCGCGCCTGTACAAGCACTATGGCCTCCTGCGCGAATACTCCTCCCTTAGCGTCGTCAGATCCATCAATAGTGATGTTCCCGTCCTCGTATACCTGTGCGCCAGCGACTGACCCAGAGAAGAAGTCTGTAAACACTCGTGCGCTCAACCCATCTGGAACTGGATATGTCCCGACCACAGCGAGCTGGTCATGGATATCCTTTATCTGGAATCCGTGCAAAACCACCCTGTATGGCGGATTTCCGGGCTCCGTTGCATTGGAGCTGATACGATTCCTGCCTGCGGCGATATGACCGGATGTGAGTGCAGTTCCCGCCCCGCAAAGAGAAGTAGTGGCTCCGTCTAGGACGGTAAGGCCGTCTTCGTCCTTCTTCCTCTGAATAGCGTTCTGGGCGAGGCTACCTAGCTGTGCGTAAGCAGCCGATGAAATACGCGCCCTTACCCTGTCGGTCAGCAAGGTCTGTACGCCCACAACCGTGGGAGTAATACTGAATAGGGTATCGCTCATCTGCTGAGGATTGTCCAGTCGTTCGTTTTCGGTTACTGACTGAGCCGCCAGTGCCGCCATCGAGACCTCATGCCAACTATTGCCAGTACCCTCAGGTAGCGTCACCTTGTCCACAAGCTGAGGCATGACGCCTTCAAACTCACGGATCTGACGTGCCTGGGCGATAACCGTGGGCAGACTGTCGGCTAGTGATTGAGTAGTAGTATCACCACTTGCCATTACGATTCCTCCTGTTTGTCATTTATTTTTTTAGACCAAGGCCCCGTGATATCTTAGCGGCCCTTTGATGGTCATCTGATTTGCCGGTAGCATACTGGTTATAATACCAATGACTATCGGTCATACTTTGACCAGCACTTGAATTGCCGGTACTCATGTCGTGGACATCGGCATCGTCCAAGGCTTCTTTACGGGCCTGCCTCTTCGCTTGTGCCAAGTTGTCCTGTAGCTTCTTGCGTTCTGCCAGACGACCAATACGCTGAAATACTCTGTTCACACGGGTCATTTCTCGATAGTTCTTTCCTGAAACAGCAGCGTCCCAGCTATCACGAAGCTCTTGTAGCTCTGGGATCGTATTTATGTCCAGCAACGGCTTACCTTCAGGGCCAAGCATCGCTTCCTGAATCGACTCCCATATCTCTTGACCTGCTGAATCAAAGTCTTGCTGTTCTCTAACTACGGCCTGCTGATTTTGGATACCCTCTAATTCTTCTGGTAGAGATTCGACCTCTCCAGAACTTAGACCTCGTATGAGTGCGCCGTTCGATTGCTCAATAGCGCCTATTCGGTCACTGATCTCTGACATCACACGATCACGGTCACGTTGACGCATGGTACCAACGTTTAGCGCCTTAAAGTCCTGCTCTAGCTTCTTAGTCTTAGTACGTTCGGCATCTAAGAGCGCCTTATAATCGAGATCTTCCTGCTCATCCTGAGTCTCTACACCGTCTGCTTGCTGATCGAGAACCTGATCTTCTGCCGCATCGGTGTTAACAACAGCCTGAGCATCCGTCTCTGATCGCTGCACCATCGTCTTCCTCCCAAAATAAGACCCAAGGCGTTCGGCCCTTGGGTCTGAATCGACCATATACCGCTATATGTTACCTACGAGATTACATCGTTTTTCGTTGGCTTGTCAATACAGTATGTCTATCAGTGATCATACACCCGCCAAATTTGTCCAGAATGCGTCGCATCTCCTTGTTGGAAACGCCCCTATTTCCTCCCTTCATACGAAAGACAGCATCCCGACACTCTGTGTAGATACTGTTATTTCTATCCTCACACATTATTCTCACCCATATTGAGAAATTCCTACTAAGTCTGCTAGTTTATAAGTCCTACTAACTCTGCTAGTGTCTTGTGCACGGGAATAGTACGTTGATCCGTGTCTTGGACTTGTTGCGGTATGCTTGGACTTGTTGGTGACGGAGTATAGGCCGGTGAAGATGCGAGCTGTTCCATTTGTTTTATTAAGGCAGGAGACCTAAGTTTATAGGTAAGTCCCCACTTATATAACAACTCGTCTATTATAGAATGTTGTTCTCGCGCTTTGAGCTTTAATTCCGTCGCTACCTTAAGGGCGATGTCTAAATCATCATTTTCCCGGCCTTGTCTAAAGACCTGTTTCTTACCTGGTCCCAAATCCTGATAGTACGCGTACTTTTTCTTTATGTTCTGCTTCTCCATCACCATTGATGTTATGTAAAAATAGCCCTCATCTAATATCTTCATGTCGTCCATATACTCTTTAATTAGAGGTGTTCTATTTGGAGTAATATTCATCTCTACATACCTTTGTTCTTCAGGAGTTAGCGTGGCCATAAACTCGGATCTTACGTCATCCCATTGCTCATCTTGCGATGCACCTGAATCCTTACCGAAATACTCCGTTACTAGCTCATAGTATTTATTTCGTGCCGCTTCTACCCCACCTTTAGGGGTCTTATACTCCCTCTCCTCATATACCTCTATGGCCTCGCGTTTGGCATGTGTTGCTATCTGACGTAGTCTTAAGTCTCTTACCCATCTATCCGGCCTCAAACGGGGGGCACCGAATTCGGTGTCCCCGGCATATGGCATCGACTCTATCCACCGTAATAAATTACGGTCCCAAACGCCTACTCTTCTATCTGACACTATCTGATCGTCGTACAGGTCCTCAATCATCTTGCGTGATTTTTTCGACGGGACCTCTCCTAGTACATCACGATATTCCCTTATGGACGGATGGTTATTGAGTTCCGCAACTTCAAACGGCTCTAAGCTATCGTAAGAGCCGTCCCATTCTGGCATCCCTGTCTTCGCCCGGCGCTCCCTAAAATTGTTAGATTCTGCCAATTTAAGCATTCGCGAACGAACGGATTCAGCGTGAATAGGCAGGCCTGTCCCCGACGTTAGGTTACCAAACAATCCTATACGAGGCTCATTCGGGTTAAAGATATAGTCCAAGCCGAAAGATTGCCTAATAATCTCTGCTAACGAAGCAGCACCTATCGGCAAACCAAGGTCTACGGCAAGCTGCGCGATACGATCTTTCCAACCCTTAATCTTATATCCCCCATAAGCGGTGCTAGTTACCTGTGTCGTCCCCGCACCTGCGATAGTGCTAAAACGGTCTCGTACAAACCGCTGAGGATTTGAGATTAATCTCAGTACTGTATCGGCCTGTCCCAAAAGATCTATATGTAGTTCTGCGCCGCCGAGGCCCGTAAAAGGCGCATTAGGACTCAGGAAAAGATTGTTGAAGCCCCATCCAAAATCAAAATTGAATGGTATATATCGTTCTGCGGGCAATGGCTTCCCCTGTGTACTAACCATATGGATCGCGTTAGCCATAACGACAAGCGTTATGCCCATACCGAGCCAATATTCTTGCCATAACGCTTTGTTTTCTCCTGACACAGCTCTCAAGGCCTGTTGTAGCCAGGCCTCTGTTTCGTTCGGACTGAAAAGAGCGATTCTGGACCACTGCCTAAACTGAGGGTCCTTTAGGATCGACTGCCAAACAGCCTGGGAGGAAAACATAAAGTTAACCTCCAGTGCTGCATCAGCAGAAATTAAGTCGTCCGACCATGTGGGATGAATCTTTGCTAGCTTAGGCACTATAAAATGCCTAAGTGCGTACTCCTGTGACAGGGGCCACGCATTATCGAACAGACCCTCTTTGAACCAGGCATAAAGTCTGTCAAGTCGTCGTGCGATTGTTGGACCCATACCTGGGGGAGTAGTAGTGGTTTTAGCGATTTCTTCGATAGTATCTAAGGTGTCCCTCTTAAGAAGAGAGATGTCCCCGCCTGCATTCCAGCCATGCTGATATACCGTCGCCGGTGTAATATTACGGCCTTTAATGAAAGGCTCGTTAGATATAATTCGCTTAAGTAGCTCTTCACGCTTACGCGGAAAGAACTGTCCCGCAAACATCCTCCCTATATACCGCCAATAAGGCACTGATATAAGGGCGCCGCCGCCGCTCATCACTGAGGTCTTAGTCGCAGCCGCAAACGTAGTACGAGCACCTAGGTCAAAATGCTGGAAAAATGTTCCAAATAACTTTACAAGTTTTGTGGTTGTGCCGAATTTATCTAGCTTCTTCAAAAAACTATCACCACTATAAGGAATGCCATAGACACTCTCAAGCTCATGAGCCCTAGCATTTCTTACCGCTAAACCATTAGTCACATCATCCAGCTTAAGATCGCCTGATTGCCGAATTCCGATTTTCATTCTTGGTTCAAATGGAGCACCTATCTGAGGTACTCTCCATTTTTTTGATAACTTCTTGCCGGTATTGATATCTATAAGGGTCCTACCATAATCTTTTGAACTGACTGCTATAACTTCATTAGCGATCTCCATTCGCTTTGCAACTAAGTCTAATTCACGTAACTGGATTCCAGCCATCCGACGAAGGGCTACCATATGCATCGGATTCCAGGACAAAGGTACAAATCCTGCCTTAAACAGATCTTCAAATAACATGTCTGTGCGCTGATACAAGAAAAAGGCTTTATCGAGCGTCATGGGTACCCCGTGACCATCTTTCCATAGTCTAGGGAAATAGGTCCCCGCAAGCATCTTCTTAGAGAAGCTGTGGTCGTAAGCCAACATATCGCTTTCTTCGATCCTTATATATTCCTTCAGCTTCTCAAGGTATTTCTTCCATTGTAGAGGTGCCTCTCCTTCACCATGTAGATGCTTAAGTAACTTATATCCTAAAGTTGGAGATATTTGAGGCTCACCACTTACTATTTTGATCCCTTCCTTAAAACCCTGAGCATCCTTCTTGCCAGTCGCCTTTTTATAGATTTCCTTTATCGCTCTATTACTATCGTTCGACCAGTCCTTTAGCTGGGCAGCCGTATATTTGCGGGCACCGTCAAACTGTTGAACGGCGATCCTCCCCTCTTTCGTACCCACTATCCCAGGAGACATAATCATATTAAGAAGACCGGCTGATGAATCATTAACAGCAGAAGTAGGAGGAGGTAGACCTTTCGCTTTGGCCCGTAATTCCATAATTGCCCGTCCGACCATGTAAGGATCACCGCCTTCTAACCATATTTCGTTCACTGCACGTTGTATCACGCTTTTTTCATTGCCGTCTAAACCTCTCTCTTTGATAAGATCTTCAAGACGAGGATCAAGTTTTACTTGGCGGCGTGTCTTTGGGATATCAGGAGCATGTACTATGTCATCTATCTCCCTCATAATCAGTTCGTATAAGTCGCCGTCATACCCTCCCCTACGTATCCCGACCTCTAATCTATTCATTTCAAATTTAGAGACATCGTGGAGAATCTCTGAAATAGTAGTTTTCCTACTACCTCCGTGTCGCCTTGCAATAATGTCAAATAACAAAGATTTAGAACGTATGTCAGATGTCCCTAAACTTCGCTGTGCAGCTATAATCTGACCATATATCTCATCAGTGAGTTCCACGCCTCGTCTACTCATCTCTTTTGTAAAAGACTGAATGAGAATATCCCTCTTGGCGGCGACTGTGGGCTGTGCGGCACCCCGTGCAGTGGTGGGGGGGATAATGGGGACATCGGCACCCGGTATGGCGGGGTCGGCAGCTATTCTCTTTCGCTTTGCAAGTTCTGCTTCATAGAACTTGACACCAGGAGAAGAGCTTCTTATATTTCCAACCGACCCTTTAACACTAGCCCATCTCATTCTTTCTAGCTGTACGTTGCTGTATGCCTTTAGTGGCTTCTTCAGATACGGAAGGATAGTGCCTGAAGTAACCCCTGTTCCAGGTATCAACTCTTCACCAACTTCCCTCACAGTAGGCACGTCTGTAACC